GATAGAGCAGTGAATTGACGCTCTCGCTCCTCTTCCTCTTTAATTGCCTCCTCCAGTTCTTTATAACCAGATTGCAACTCCTTTGCTTTATTTTGAGCGTCTGTAATTCTATTTATTCTAAAGGTCTCTTCAATAGACTGTGTGCAAGTAGGGCATACCGTATTCTCAGTAAAGAACTTATGCTCCTTAGTAATAGTAGATACTTTTTGAGATATTTTACCTTTTAGGTTTCCCATCTTACGAAGTTTTTCAGTAGCCCCAACATACTTTTCAAGATGATTCTGAAGTGTTTGAAGTTCCTCATTTTTGCACTGATTTACATTTATCCAATTGTTTTCTTCACTAAGAAGTTGTCCAATCTTTTCTTCTTTATCTTTAATATTTTCCTTCCCGCGATTCTCAAGTTCTTCAATAAAACTTTGCTGCATCTTGACTTTATCAAGAAGAGATTCTTTCTTCAATTCAAAGACTTTAATATCTTCCTTTAAAGAACGAATCTTTTCTTTGATAAGAGTATTCATAGATGAGAAGATTTTAATATCAAGCAAATCTTCAATCACTTCCCTGCGGTGAGCAGCAGAAAGTTGCATGAAAGGAACAAAAGTGCTACTACCCAGAATCACGATCTGAGTGAAAGACTTATAGTTCATTTTTAGAACATTTTGCTCCAACCATTTTTGTTGATCCAAAGCAGCAGCAGACTGATCTAATGCTGCATCATTTCTCCAGATTTCAAAAATAGCAGGTTTGATTCCACGAACTACTTTCCATTCAACATTACCAATAGAAAACTCAACTTCAACTTTACAATCTTTCTCATTTACAGAGTTGATAAGTTGAGGTTTATTGATTTTGCGAAATGGTTTTCCAAATAAAGAAAAAGTAAGAGCATCTAGAACAGTGGACTTTCCTGCACCATTTGTTCCGATGATTAGATTTGTTTTATTTTTTGTGAAATCAACTTCAGTATATTGATTACCAGTAGAAAGAAAATTCTTCCATTTGATAGTTTTAAATAAAATCATGTTCAGAGTCGGGAGGAATCACAATGTCATTTGGAGTAATAATAGCATACTTATAATCATGTATTTCGCATGTGTTTATCATTACATCATCTTCTATTTCTATTACATGCATCTCAGGGCATCCATTTTCTTCTAACATCATAGCATATCTCACAGCATCATCTTCCTCCTCAAACAAATAAAGAATTTGTTCACCTTCATCGTCTACTACGGAATATGCTCCTTCAGATTCTCTACCACTGATTGTTAGAATAAACATATCATACTAATTCACATGCCTCTTGATAAATTTCTTGAATCATTTTTTGAACGACTGATTTATCGAGACTTACTTCTGCCTCCTCAATATATCTATTCAAGATTGAAAGAGTATCTTCTGATTCAAATGCTTCAAAATTTTCTGATTCTTGTATTACAAAATTTTCAACGATTTTGAGTTCTGATATGTTAGAGGAATAAAGTTTATCAACAAACTTTTCAAACTTCTTAATGTCCGATTTCTTGCGAACAATTACCCTAACAATCTTATTTTCATACTCACGAGTATCAAAAGTTTGATAGTTTGTATCCTCATAGTAAATGTTATAGAACAGGCGATACGGATTATTGATAGGTTCGTGAGTTACCGTTTCAGTATCAAAGATGTGAAATCCCCTAGTATCATTCACATCATTCCAAAACATCTCATAAGGATTTCCTAGGTAGAAGACTGTTCCGTTATTCGATCTAGTGTGATAGTGTCCCGAGAAGACAACTTTGAACTTCTCAAATAATGTGCTTTCCAAACCGTGCTCCATGACGATTTGTTTATTAACTCTAAATCCTGAAAGCTCAAGGTGCCCCATCGCACACGGGCAAGTTGTCTTTTCAATAAGTTTAAGAGTGCTTTCTTCATTTTCTTGATTAATCCAAGGTATAAAAAGTGTTGGAAGTTTATCCAACATCACTTCAGTTGGTTCTGAATATACAGTCACATTATCATATTCACGCAGTAGCAAATCTACCGCGTTTACTTGATTAGTGTTTTTATAGTATGCTGTATGATTGCCAACAATCGTATGAACCTTTACTCCCATTTCTTGGAGTCTGTCGTAATAATTACTTTTAGCCCAAGATAAAGCAGAGAAATCAATTCCTTTACGACTATCAAAAGTATCTCCCATATCTACAACGGTAGTAATCCCATACTGTTCCAGCGTCGGGAAAAATACATCATTGTAGAATTTTAAAAAATAATCATGAAAGAGTTTGGAATTCTTTCTTGCTCCAAAGTGTTGGTCTGTAATAATTGCGACTTTCATTCAATAACGAAGTTTGGAGTGTACAGCGTCCTTAATGCTATTATAGTCGCTGTAGTTGCTTCCGTCAATACTGTTGTCGTCAAATACTTCAGAAAATCCTGAACGCTCAAGGATTTTGTTCTTGATTTCTAACTGACGCTTTTCTCTTTGGATACGACGAAGGAAAGCGTAGTGAATGATTTGAGTGAAGTATGCAAATGGGTTTTGTGACTTCTCTGGGTTGAAGTTATGAATGTATTGAACACAGTTTTCAATGCCATCAGAAATCATATCTTCCTTGAACATGTAGTTCACGAAGTTTGGTTTGAATGACAGGTGATTAGCAATTTTTAGGAAACACTCACCAATGTAGCGAGGAATGGGTGGTTTTGTATCCCATCTTTGGGATCTATCTTCTTTTGTTGGTTCTCTACCATTTTTACGGATAAATGATATTTCAACATCTTCACGATACTTAATTAGAGCAGCAAGAAACTCTTTGTTATTAACGTAATGCTCTGACCTCTTTCTCTTGGTCATAACTGCTGTGGTAATCATAAGTTTTTATCATTATTATGTATAGATTATACCACTTATACAAATAGTTGACAAGGTACTCAAAACCCTGTACAATTACCTTTGTGGAGGTTGAAAAGATTATCTTTAGCTATTTTTATAGAGCTTCTCTAGAATCTCTTTAGCATCATTTACATTGGCAAGATATCCCATTCTACGACTGAGTTTGGATTGATTGCCATCTTTAGTAGATTGGCGAATATAATTTTGATACATTATTATCATTTCTATATCTGAAGATTCTGATAGAGTTAAAACATCTTCAATATTGAGAATGAACATATCTTCAGTAGTTGTTTTTAACCATGGTTCTAGTTTATATCCAACTACACCTGTTCTACTTTTTATTTCTGATACTGTAATTGGATTTGAAACTATAAGCATAGTTCTATCCTCTTCTTCAGATGCTGCTACTTTACAGAATATTTCTTCTCCTGTTTTAAGTTTTACTGTTGCATAAAAATCTTCTTCTATCATATCTTTAATTGAATTGTGATTATTTCATAGTTAAAATTCTCTTCATTATAAGTTTTAATTCTTTCAATGAAATGATTTAAGGTATAGTTTCTTCTTGACTTAGTTGTGCAATCATCAGCAATATCATAAAGTGTTGCTTTTACTTTGTCTTTTCCTTTTCTAAGAACTCGTCCAATACTTTGAAGATTTCTAATTCTGGACTTACTTGGTGAGGCGAAGATAACATTATGGAGATTTTTAATATTGATACCAGTAGAAAAAGTTCCATAAGAGGCAACAATAATTGCGTTGTTCTCCCTCTCCGTTATTTCTCTTACCAATTCTCTCTCTTCAGCATCCACTCCACCATGAACAAAAAATACTTTACGATCATCACTCTTGTTAGTATTTATCTTTTCATAGAGTATTGCTCCATGTGCTTCTACTCTAGCAAAAAGAACAAGAGTATTTCCTTTTAAATCTAAAGATAAATTTTTAATAAAATTATTTCTTTGTTCGTGAGAGATTAAATACTGTATCTCATCTTCATAAGTTTCAAACTTTTGTGGTGGGTGTTTTAAAATAAGACATTGAATATCAAGTTGAGAGAGATGTCCCTGTCTCATCAATTCATCAGTTTTTGTAACTTTATATGATGGACCAAATAATCCTTCAAGAACCCATTTATGAGTTTGTGTTCCATCCAAAGTGCCAGTAAAACCAAAACGATACTTGGCATGATGAAGTTTAGTCATAATCTCAATTAAAGATTTGCTCTTGAATAAATGAGCTTCATCACCTATAATACATCCATAATCCTCAAAGAATGAACGCTCCAGTTTATATACTGATTGCCAAGTCGTAATTGTTACAGGATATTCATTAGTTTTTTCCCTACCAGAATAGATACGGTGGCAGTATGAGTCAGCATCCCAACCATAATCAAGGAAATCCTTGTACATCTGCTCTACAAGAGATGTCGTCGGAACAACTAAAAGAATTTTTTCGCCTTTATCCACATAATATCTTACGAGAGAATAAATCATCAACGATTTGCCGCTCGCAGTGGGGCTTATCAATAGTTTTCTATTATGCTTTAGGGCACCATATACTCCCTCAATTTGATACTTCCTGGGAGTATGGGCACAAATGGAATACATATAATCCTTAACACCCTCATATGAAATCTCCGCGTTTTCCTCATATGGAGTGCCATAGAACTTATTGTCTTCAAATTTATAAGTGTATCCATATTGATTACAGAAGGATACAATCTTATCAAGCAAACCAACATAGATTTGCTTTGATCTCATATCATATAGATGAATTTCCCCGTTCCAATTCCTTCCACGGTACTGTGGCATAAACTTTGCATTTGGAACCTCAAACTTGAAATGATCTCTTAGTTCGTATTCAATATGAGGTTCTGTATTAATCTTTAAAAATACTTCGTTAGATTTGGAAATTACAAGATTTGCTGTAGTATCAATCACGAGGATCCATTCATCTACAGATATTTATTTACCCCAGTCCAGAGTTAAATCTCATAAACTCAATAGCATTTTTAATTTGATATGTTCTGTTCTGAACCATCTTGAGGATGCTTTCAATATAAACTAGCATTGTATCGTAGTAATCAATCTTGAGGCATACTGTAGAAAGTTTTTCGTCTGCATCAAGATACTTCTGCATTGTATCCTTATCTCTAATTTTTTTAGGAAAAGGATTATCTATATAAACTTCTGGGTCTGACTTTCCAGAGTAGTATTCATATCTTTCGTGTCGGATATTTCTTTTTTGTTGCTCTGCTTTTTTTCTAAGAAGAAAGATGGTATTATAAAGTTCAAAATATTTTGCATGAAGAACTGGGATATTTGTAGATTCTGTATGTAAATTGTCCATATCTATCTTAGAATCTTTTTCCCACATTTCTTGAATCTTATCAAGATCAATGATCATAAAGGATTTCCGCTCAAGTCTGTTAGGTTGTATATAGTATACTTGAAACTGACATCTGCTGTAAAGTATTCTATGTCAGTATTAGTCGCATCAAATGTTATTGTTGATAGTGAATATGGAAAAACGTCTTTGAAAAAAACTTGAAACTTTGCAACCAAATTGCTACTTAAAACTTGTAACGTTGCATCAGAATAAATGTTTTGTCTATCTCTAGAATAATTTCCTTGAACAATTCCTTCATTGGCAAGGTCTCTAAATTCTTTTACTTCTTCAGGATATCCAAGTCCCCTCATCCAGTTTTGAATTTCCATATAATTCTCTAGATTTTCATCTACTAAGAATCTTAAGTTTAAATCTCCAAACTGAAGTTTATCTCCCGGTATGGATATATCTTTCAAATAAGATGGTTGGGTTGCGATACCTAAATTTATATCTGGAATATTTGCTTGATTACAAAAGAAAGCTACCTTAGGACTTCTTTTTAATACAAATTTAAATCCAGTTGGTGAAAGAAAATTTCTATTTTCAATCTGAGATGGTCTTCCTGCCATTTTTTCTAACTATTTAGATAAAAAAAGAGGGTCCCGAAGGACCCTCCAGATAACTCTTGTGAGTTTAAATCACATGAGGTTCTTAACAGCAACACGTCTGTAGTAACGGTTTGCGTTAACGTTGAGACCACCAAGACCCTGGTTGGTTCCTTCCGCGAATGGGTTAGCGACCATGCCGTAGCGGGTCTTAAAGCCAATCTTTGGCTGGAAGGTGTTCTCACCAACGGCACGAACCATTTGGAGGGGAACATATGGGCAATAGAAGAGTCCAGCGTCATAAGGTGAAGAACCCTTATAACCGACAACATAGTACTGGTTGCCTGGAGTGCCATTAGCAGCAGTCAGGTTAGCAGCATATGGGTCAATGTATACGCGGAATTTGCCCATGAGAGTACCAGCAAAGGTGTTGCCGGTATCATCAACATTCAGGTTAGCGTTGAGTGCTGGGGTGTAATCGAGAACACCAGCCATGGTCAGTGCTGAAGCAACGTCAGCAGAGCACATGATGATGTTGCCCTTTCCTCTACGAGTGCGCTGTGCAATTGCGTTAGCATCGCGCTCGATTTGGAACAGAAGACCCTTGAACTTCTCAACTGACCAACGACCGTTGGAGTCAACGTCAAGGTCAAAAGTACCAGCAGTAGCAACGTTCTGAACAGCACCCTGCTCAGCAACCTTGTAGATGGTTCTGATGACTTCGCGGTTGATTTCAGCAAGAATTTCAGTTGACAGAATGTTTGCCAACTCAGCTTCTGCATTCAGACCGTGAATTGCCTTAAGGTCCTGAGCAAGCTCAAGTGAGTACTCAGCCTTCAGTGCGCGTGACTTTGCAGTAACGGTGACTTTCTCGATTGAGAATGCCATCTCGTTGAACTCGTTGCTGGTGCCGTCGCCAAGAGCTTCAGCAGCATCAGTACGCATACCCTGACCAACATTATAGCCGAGGGAGTTTGCACTACCAACTGGGTTCAGAACTGATGGGTTAACGCCAGATTGTGCGGTAGTACCGAGACCAGCATTAGCATCACTGAATCCGCTAGTGAGGTTGCGAGAATTGTTCTGACCAGACCATGCGGTATCTGCTTCGTTGAACAGTGCTTCGCCACCAGACTGGCTAGCATAGCGGGAGCGCATTGCGAAGATGAGTCCAGTAGGACCGCTCATTGGTTGAACGCCAGCGAGGTCATAAGCGACCAGGTTAGGCATTGAACGTCTGATTAGAGAAATCAGAACTGGATCAAAACCTGCAACAGGACCAGCATCGGTAGCATTAGCACTGAAACCAGCGTTTGCGCCAGATTGAGTATTAACGTTAGGAGCTGCTTCTGTCAGGAATGAACCTGAAGTTGCGAAAGCATTTTGCTCTCTTAAGAATTTTTCTTGGTTTTCCAGCAGGACTGCGGTTACCGCTCTTCTGTGCGAATCTTTGATTGTATCAAGACCCTCATAGTTGAGGAGAGGTGCCCACTTTTCCTGCAGATGCTCTGAATGGAACATTTGCGTTTACCTTTGTTGTGTGGATGTTTTGTTTGAATTATATTAAATTCAATTATTTGCTAAATGATGAGAGAGTTCTCAGATATGCGGACATAGATCCGCTGATATCTGCAGATGAACTATCTACTCCCTCAGAGAGGGACTCAGTTTTAGCAGAAGGAGATGCTACTTTTGAAGGAAAATATGCTTCCTTCAGGGTCTCCAGTTTTTCACGATATTCTTCTTCACTTTCAAACTCAACACTTTCGGCAAGTGAAGCGAGCTTATCTTTCTGAGTAGCAGCAAGGCCCTCAGAAATCTCATCAAAGATTCCGTTAGCAACCGACTCTGCGAGACGCTTGTTTAGGGAAACATTCTTCTCAATTTGCTCGTTGAGTTTTGTCTCCATTTCATCAAGTTTTTCTACCATGCTCTCAAGCACATTGTATTTATCTTCAGGGATTGATACATAATGTTCTTCAAAAAGTCCTTTCAGACCGGTCATGAAGGATTCGGTTAACTCTTCCTTCAGACCACCTTCAATTGAGAGTGAGTTCTCAGTGAACCACTCATCAGAAACATACTCTAAGTAGGAATCAACACGCTCAGAAAGAGCTTCTTTGATTTCTTCTACTTCTTCAACTAGACGCTCTTCATAATGTGCTTCTAGTTGCTCTTTGATTTGTACAACTCTTGAAGTAATTGCTGCTTCAAAAATTGTCTTTGCCTTTTCTCTAAACTCTTCTGAAAGTTCTTCACCTTCAATCAGAGCATTAACATCTTCTTCAATATCATACTCTTCTTCTACTACCTCTTCTTCATCAGCTTCCTCTTCATCACCTTCTTCTTCACCTTCCTCTAAACCTTCATCTTCGAGTTCTTCCTCTTCAGACTCAGCAATTACTTCCTCATCATCTAGTTCTAACTCTTCTTCTCTCATTGCTTTCGCAGCTTCTGCTGGTTTAGCGCCTTTATTTACAACGTCCTTAACTTGCTTAAGAGTTGCTCCTGGGGTTTTTAGTTTAGCTGAATCATCATCAGACTTATAATTTTCTGGAGTAGGTCCACCAAGATCTTCCCAAGAACCAGTTTGACCTGGGGGAATATTACCTGATAGTTTTGGCATTCCTTCTGCAGCTGCTGCACCTGAGTTAACAGCGGTTTTGGATGGTTTAGTGCCTACTTCCATTTCTTGTAATTGTTTGCCACGAGACATTTGAACTCTCCGATTTTCCTGTAGTAAATCTATATTTATTTATAAATTAATTAATTACAATGAATTGAGGAACTCATTGAATAAACTTAGTTTATATTCTTCTAGAATATGCTGATCAACCAGAGAATCAATTCTCTTCTTAGTTTGCTCAGCATACTTTTCACGAAGGATGCCACCATCCCAAATCCACTCCTTACCTTCCATAATTCCTTGAACAAAAGCATCAGGAGCGGAAGGATCAGCGACGATATCGGCAGCAGTTGCTAGCATAAAATCTTCACCAACTTCCTTATGACCTTCTCTTGTTTCTCTTAAAGAACCAATACCACGAGAAGAAACGCCAAGAGTTACTCCATCTTTTAGAAGTGACTCTGCAATCTTTCCCATAGGAGTGGAAAGGATTTGTGCCTTTCCAATAAAATTATTACCATCTTGATAAAGTTCTGTAATCTTATGAGAAACTCTATCAAGATTTACAGTTGGACCATCTGGGTGTCCAAGTTCACCAAGAGCACGTCCTTTCTGAACATAATTTTCACTATAACGTTTTACTTCCCTCTCCATAATTGAAAAGGGATACTTTCTACCGTTGCGATTGACGCACTCTGATTGTAGAAAAATACCTTTAATGAAAAGATTTTTTTTGCCACCAACACTTTCAGTGATGACTTCAACCTTTTCGATTTCTTCTCTAATAAGTTTCATCATGCGTCTCCTGAGATTTGAACTTGTTGGTAATAGAGTGTTCCTGATCCAACTCCTTTGGCAGAAACTTTATTTGAAATTGATATTGATGAGTCTCTTTCAGAAAATGTGGTAACTATTCCACTTGAATCATTATCAACGGTTAATCTTGTCTGAAAATAACCATCATATGAAGATGAAGTATCCACTGACAAAACTTCTTTATGTGAAAAGTCGTGGTATGTTGAACCACTCAAAGTAACAAAGTCGCCAACACCAAAAGGAACTTGAGTACCTTCGGGAACACTTACAATTGTAGTTGTTCCTGTTGTTACACCCACAACTCTGTTGGATGCTTTGGTAAGAGCCAGAGTTGCTGATCCTCCAGAAGGAATATAATAATCTGAAGTAGAAGCAACTGGATCACCATCAACTTTGACATGAGCAGCAGCACCTACGGCAACAATTCTCAATACACTTGATTGAACAGAAAAAGATGATGATGTAGTAGCAGCGCCTGAACTAAAATTAAAGGACGAACCTGCCCCAACTGGTTTATGAGCCATTATTTTTGATAGTACACTTTTAGTTATTTATTAATTTAATAAATCTCCCTCCATTGTAGTGCTGCAGCAACACCAGCAGTGGCATTACCAGTAGTAGTAATGGTTCTTACAACAAGAACATAAATCTCAGAGTTTGTTGAATCTATATTTTGAACAATAATATTTTTCTTTGCAGCACTTAATGTTCCAGAAGCAACTGGTGA